AGGAAAAAAAATGCGAACACTAAATGACTACTTTCTAACAGTACAATTGACTGACGTTTCAGCTGCAAGTTCTGTTAGCGTTGCAGTACCTGATGATGGAAATATTATTAAAATTATTTCTGTTTTAGGTGGTGCAATAACTGGTGCAGACTCTGCTGTTATAACAAAAATAAATGGAACTACTGTTACAGGTGGTGGATTTACAGTTGCTTATAGCGGATCAGCTGCAGGAGATATTGATACTGCTACACCAACAGCTTTAAATTCTGTTACAGAAGGACAATATATCACTATAACTTCTGATGGTGCATCTAGCACAACTCAACCAATTACTGTTACATTAGTAATTAGAAGATAATTTTACATAGGGGGTAGCAATACCCCTTATAACAATTTAATAAGGATAAAATATGGCAATTAATTTAAGACCTGCATTAAGACCTAAGTCTACTGCAAAAACAGTATCATCATCTACATCAGCACAATCTGCTGCTATAGCTGACAATATATCTTATGTAAGAGTTGCAGTAGATGCAATATCTTATATAGAATTTGGAGTTAATCCAACAGCTACTACAAGTTCTTTGTACATGCCAGCTGGTTCATCAGAAATATTTAAAGTATCTCCTGGCGAAAAGATAGCAGTTATAACTGCAGTTTCTGGTAACATGTGGATGTCACTATTAACTGAGTAATGACTAAGTTAAGAGACGTTACTTATGATGGAGTTCAACAAACTTCATACATTCAAGAATCGGATGGTAAGTTAACTATTAAAAATACTCAAGATGTAGAACCTGTTCTTCAAAAGAATAAAAGGTTAATTACATTAAATGATGGTTATTCTAAATCGAGAGATTTAAAAAGAATAGCTAGTATTCCAAATATATGTTTAGGCATATGGGCCAAAGAATATAATGGAACTAATAATTGGTTTGCAATACCACATATTGAACGCAAAAAAATATTACGTAAAAAATTAAACTCAAACGAGTATAGATATTTTAGAAGCTCAGAAGGAAAATTATAATGGCAATAAGTACATATACAGAATTAAAAGCTTCTATAGCTAATTGGTTAAACAGATCTGATTTAACTTCAGAAATAGCTGATGATTTTATAAAATTAGTTGAAGCTGATCTTAATGCAAAATTAAGAATTAGACAAATGGAACAAATTGATTCTATTACAATTGATGATGAAGATGAAACAGTACCAACTGGTTTTATTGCAGTAAGATCATTTTATATTTTATCTAATGGTACAAAATATCATTTAAATTATATTACACCTGCAAACTTAATTGATACCAAAGGTGGTTCTAGTACTGGTATGCCTAGAGTTTATACTATTCAATCAGATAATGGAGTTGAACAATTTAGATTTTCTCCTGCTCCTGATACAACATACACAGGATATGTAGAATATTATAAAGCATTTGCACCTTTATCTTCTGTTAATGCTAGTAATTATATTTTAGCTTCACATCCTTCTATTTATTTATATGGTAGTTTATTTCATGCTGCTAATTTTATTGGTGGTATAGATCAAGCTCAAACACAAAATTGGCTTGGTATGTATCAAACTGCATTAGAACGAGTTGAAGATAATGATGAAAGTGATTCATTTGGTGGTTCTCCAGTTATGCAACGAAGTGAAGTAAATACAGATATTTCTTTTTACAGAAGAAAATAATTATGCAATTAGCATTTGGTGAATGGTTACCTGATCAACCGAAACATTTAAACAAAGGAGCTAACGTAGCTAACAATGTTTACTTTGCAGCTCAAGGTTATAAGCCATTTAAAAGTTTAGTTGATTATAGTTCTAACAATATTGGTACTGATTCTAAAGGTGCTGGTTCATTTAGAGATGGTTCAAATAATGTCTATAACTTTGTTTCAAATAAAACAAATATTTACCAATTAGATGGTGGAGCTTTTACTTCAAGAAAAAGTGGATTAACAGGTGGCAATACAGATTTTTTTACATTCACACAATTTGGAAATTACATTATAGCAAGTAATGGAGTTGATGCTCCTCAATATTATTTGATGGGTACATCAACAAACTTTGCTTCTTTATCAGCAATAGCTACATCAGGTACAGTTCCTACATTTAGAGTATCAGGAGTTATTAGAAATTTTTTAGTTACAGGAAGTCAACCTTCTTTTATTAATAGAGTACAATGGACTGGTATAGATGATATACTAACTTGGGAACTTGGAAAAAAACAAGCTGACTATCAAGATATTCCAGGAGCTGGTGGAAAAATCGTAGCAATAACATCTGGAGAAATAGGATATGTATTTAGACAAAATCAAATTGTTCGTATGGACTATATTGGCGGACAGACAGTATTCAGATTTTCCGTTATATCTTCTAATCGTGGTGCTGTATATGGACAGACTGTAACACAAACAGATAGACGAGTATTTTTTTATGCTGATGATGGTTTCTTTGAAATTAATGGAGACGCATTAAAAGCAATTGGTGCAGAAAAAGTTAATAGATTTTTTGATTCAGATTTAAACAAAGCTTATACAGATAGAATTGTAGCAGCAGTAGATCCATTTAATAACCTTGCATTATGGTTATATCCTTCTGTAAGCAATGCAAATAATACAACTGGTATTTGTGATAAAGTTTTAATTTACAATTATGTTACTGAGAAATGGTCTACAGCTAATGCAAGTGCATCTACAATATTTACTCAATTTGTAGGAGCTTATACTGTAGAACTAATGGATATTATATCTACAAACTTAGATAATATTAACATAGCATTAGATACTGATTTCTGGTCTGGTGGTCAATTATACTTAGGTGCAATTGATTCTGATTTTAAAGCTGCTATTTTTGCAGGTAATGAATTAGAAGCTGAAATAGAGACTTCTGAATTAGAACCTATTCCCGGACTTAGAACTAAAATTACAGGTGTAAGACCAATTGTTAATTGTGCTTCGACAGTAGCTCTTAAAACTAGAGATGCTTTAGTAGATACTGCAGTAACTTCTAGTTATGTTGCAGCAAATACAAGTGGTATTGTACCATTAAGACAATCTGGAAGATATGTTAGAGCTAATCTAAAAATAGCTGCAGGAACTAATTGGGATGATGCACAAGGTATAGATATTGTTGCTAGTCCAGCAGGATTAAGATAATGGCTAATGTAGTAGAAGAAGATTTAGATAACGTAAGATATTCATTTGATACACAGGAATTTTTTCAAAGACAAGTTGAAGTTGCAGTTAACGAATACATAAATAAATTTAACACAGAAAACGATAAAGTTTTCACATGGTTTATAGGAGATTAATATGGCAGGAATAAAAGATTACAGTACAACCGCAGCAAATAACACTACAATAGGAAGTATTAATACAGCAGAAGGAATGTTACCTTCTAATATTAATAATTGCTTTAGAGGTTTAGGTGCTGAGATTAGAGAATGGTATAACGATTCTCAATGGGTTATTTATGGTGATGGTGATAATGGATTTACAATTACTTATGCTTCAGCAACTTCATTCACAGTAGCTGGTGTAGACGTTACAAGTTTTTATCATGTAGGTCGTAGAGTTAAAGCAATAGCTACAACTCCAGGAACTATTTATGGAACAATAAGTGCAACTACATTTTCAACTAATACAACTGTAACAGTAACATGGGATAGTGGTTCATTAGCTAACGAAGCAGTAGTTATTTATGTTGCTGCATTATCTAAAACAAATGATTCAATTCCTGAATTAGTTATTACTAATGCTAAAGTAGCAGCAGCAGCTGCAATTGACGCAACTAAAATTGGCGGTGGTGCAGTATCTAATTTAGAATTTTCATATCTTGATGGAGTCACATCTGCAATACAAACACAAATAGATTCCAAACAAGCAACGATTACTGGATCAGCAACTACAATTGATACAGAATCTTTAACAGCTTCTAGAGCAGTTATATCTAATTCATCTTCAAAGATTGCAGTATCTGCAACAACTGACACAGAACTTGGATATGTTAGTGGAGTAACTTCTGCAATTCAAACTCAAATAGATACTAAACAAGCTACAATTACAGGTGGTGCTACTACAATTACATCATCTGATTTAACTGCTAGTAGAGCTTTAGCTTCTAATAGTTCTGGTAAAGTTGCTGTGTCTGCAGTTACATCTACTGAACTAGGTTATGTATCTGGAGTAACAAGTGCTATCCAAACACAAATTGGAACAAAATTAACAGCTTCAAATAATTTATCAGATGTATCTTCTGCATCTACTGCTAGAACTAATTTAGGATTAGGAACTATAGCAACTCAAAATGCTAACAACGTAGCTTTAACTGGTGGAACAATTACAGGATTAGGTGATCCGTCATCTTCTTCTGAAGCTGCTACTAAAAACTATGTTGATAATTTAGTTACTGGACTTAGAACAAGAGTTATTGCAAGAGTTGCTTCTACTGCTAACGTAGTATTAGCTTCTGGTTTAGAAAATGGTGATACTTTAGATGGTGTTACTTTAGCAACAGGAAATAGAGTTTTATTAAAAAATCAAACTACTACTTCTCAAAATGGTTTATATACTGTTGTAGCAAGTGGTACAGCTTCAAGAGATACAGAATTTGATACAATATCAGAATTAGCTGGACAGTTAATTTTAGTATCTGAAGGCACAACAAATGCAGATACAATGTATTTATGTACTTCAGACACAAGTGCTACACTTGGAACAACTGCAATTTCATACACACAAGTATTCCCAAGTTCAGGCGGTACAGTAACATCTGTAGCAGTAGCTGATTCAGGATCTTCAGAATTTACAGTAACAGGAAGCCCAATAACTTCTTCTGGTACAATATCACTTGCAGTTAATTCAATTGCTGCAACTAAAATTGGAACAGGTGTTGTAAGTAATACGGAGTTTGGTTATTTAGATGGTGTTACATCTAGTATTCAAACACAATTAACAAGCAAACCAAGTGCAGGATTTGTGATCGCTATGAGTATAGCTCTCTAGATGTTGCATTATAATATAAAATAATATAGGAAAATAATATGGCACAAGATTTCACAAGATATAAAGCTAGACTAACTGGAACATCAGCAGCTACTTTATTTACAGCAAATTCAAACGATACAGTAGTTGGTATATCAGTTGCAAATGTAACTGGTTCTGCAGTTAATGCTTCAGTATTTATTAATGATGGTACTAACGATTTTTACTTAGTCAAGTCAGCACCAATCCCTTCAGGTTCAGCATTACAAGTTCTTGATGGTGGTGCTAAAGTTGTAGTTCAGTCTGGAGATATTTTAAAAGTTGTATCAGATACAGCTTCATCTTTAGATACTTGGGTTTCA